GAAATTTTTATGAAAATTTCTATGAGAAAATTTATTAATTATATAGCATTAAAACAGTTAACTCACACATTATTGAAACAGATATTAGTCAGAATTTCACCATCTCTAGCTTATTATGAGCTTAGCAAAGATGTCTGCTATTTACTTGTGGATTTATTAGTAGCGAGGTATACACTAAGAAGTTCAAAACAAGAATGCACTACCGAAGACTCTCAAACTTTGGAGTCCCTTACTGATATTATTGAAATTATTTATGAAGGAGCAAATACGCATGGCAACTAACAAAGAAGAAAGACTAAGATTATTCGATTTACTTGGAACATTAGCTCTTGATCAAGTGAACAGGCTGTCCCGATTTATTGAAGATGTAAGAAAAGGCAGAGATAATATTCTTACTACCCCTTTATTCGACAATCACCCAAACATTCTTGAAGAATGGGATAAAGTTTTTGAAGAATTGAGCGTTAAAATCAAACTTCCGAATATTTTAATGGATCTTGAACTTGCTCAAAGACTTAAATTTGGTCCTAGGTCTAAAGCCGTTCCGTGGCCCGAAAGGAGAGAATCATTGCTAGATTATTTTAAGCCTGGTGAAAGAAGTAATTCTATACGAATGATTGAGCCACCCTCAATGGGAAGATTGAGACCTCTCGAATTGCAAAACGTTAAGCCATTTATAAAAAGAAATACCAATTCAGGACTTCCTTTCCTTGCTAAGAAGGGTACTGTAATTGACGTTGCAATTAAATATATCGGATATTTACTTGGTTTAAGATTTCCCGCTGTTTTATTCACTCGAACTCAAGAAGGTAACAAAACTAGAAATGTATGGGGCTTTCCTATAGCTGATACTATTCAAGAGATGTTATATTATCGACCTTTACTTGACTACCAGAGAAAACAATCTTGGCGTTCAGCCATAGTATCACCAGAGGCGGTAAATTCCGGTGTGACCGCGTTAATGAATTACGCGAAATCTAAAGGTCTTTCAATTGTGTCGATTGACTTTTCAGCTTACGATGCGAGTTTAAAACCTTATCTAATTAGAGAAGGTTTTAATTATATCAAATTACTTTATCAAAATAAGTATCATCCAGAAATAGATAATATTTGTGAAAGGTTTATAAATATTGGAATCGTTACTCCAGAAGGCATTTGGTCTGGCGAACACGGTGTACCTTCAGGTTCCACATTCACAAATGAGATTGATAGTCTATGTCAATACTTAATTGCATTATCATATCCGCATGAGAAATTAGAACACTTCCAAATTCAAGGTGACGATGGTCTATACGCCTGTAAGGACCCTGATGCGTTAATGGATTGGTTCATTTCATTTGGTCTTAATGTT